TCCCAGGATCGTTTTGTCGTCATGAAGAAGACCGATCTGGATATTTGTCGGTGTGTTATTTAGATAAAAGTAATTGTTGTCGTATCGAAAGCCGAATGGCTCTGGCTGTGATCGCCACGCGATGTAGGTTTTGTCTTTGTGCTTGACGATAGAAGGACTGAAGTTAGCTACAGATCCTGTAGGAAGTCCATGCAAAATCCGAGTGAATTTGCCGCCAAGTTTTTCAGCTTGTGTATATACGTCTGGTATATCCTCCTGAGGAGTTTTTACAGGGAACACCACGTCAGAGTACGCGTGGTAAAAGCGGTTAGTTACTTGCATCGGATCACTTCAGGAGGTCTTTGACAGCTTGACTAAAACCGGCGGACACATTTTCCCAGCGGTACTCGGGTCGTTGGGTCACGGCATAGCAGCACCCTGCAATCTCTTCGTAGAGATCCTTGTCGTTGTACAAGTCGTTGAGGTTTTTGACTGTGTTATCGATGTCAACCAAACCGCGTACGACGCCCAGATCTTTGTCGGTTACCCAGACAGCAATATCAGTTAGGAGTGCGGCTTCGTTCCAAATGTCTGCGCACGCTGTGTGATCAGGAACAACCTGTGGTTTACGGCAGCTCGCGTGTTCGAAAGAAACGAGACCCCAGCCTTCACCATCTGCCGTGTTAATGCCCACGTCGCAAGCGTTGTAGACCAGATTTAGTAGTTCGTCTGGAGGGGCATCTGTGTAGTTAATGTTATTAGATGTCAGTGCTAAACGTTGAGTGTCGTCGAGACCATGCCGTTGCATCTCGCGTTTGAAGAGCGGCAGGACATCCCAGCCCATATCTTTAACCCCCATGTGGAGGTACAACATGGTGTCGGGTTTATCGACAGCAAATTTCGCAAAAGCTTGGATCGTCAAATCGATCCGTTTGCGAGGTTGATTACGGTTGGCGTTTAGAACGATGAACTTATCTTTAGGAAGTCCAAGTTTTTCGCGAGCTTCATCACGAGGCATCGGCGCAAACTTCGACGTATCCACGCCGTGCGGAAGGACGCCCAACCGTGTGGCTTGAATCCCGTGCTCAAGGATTCGGTTTGCGCAGTTGACGGTGAAGGTGATTGCCATATCCCAGTGAGGGATATTCCGAAGCATGTCGGGGTAGTACCCTTCGCTGTCGATTGGGAAGTACGCAATAAATTTAAATTTGTGCGTTGCCTTTAGGAACTGACAGCGCTCCCAGACTTGGTTGCAGATCCAGATGTCCTGTAGACAGATAAAAACGTCGGGTTTTACTTTCTCGATAATCTCGGGGATTCGGGGGATACCGAACCGATCTCCGCAGTGGATCGTGGAGGCAGGGTAGACCTTAAATGGGTAATCGTGCGGATCTCCTGTAGCGTTGATACCAATAACGGTAACTTCGTGCTCTTTGGAGAGATGGTCTAAGATACTATGTGTAACTCTAGCGAATCCTGTGTTACAGCAGGCATCTCCATACCAGAGAATTTTTGCCATCCGTGCGATTAGAGTTGATTGCTAGTAATATAACTGCACTGTCAACTTACTGACATGCCGAGTCGGGAAACATTTGCGTATAGGCGTGCTGCTCAATTGCGTGCACTTAAGGCGTCTGAGGAGAACGATACCAACGTTAATACTATATACAGCAAGGCAGCAGACGATTTTCACACATTTTGTACACTGCTAGATAAGCCTCCAGCTAAACACATGCTGGAGTGGCATCGGCACTTGATCACGGGGGAGTCAAATAAATACCTATTAGATATCGCTGGGCCAAACCTTGATATTCTGGCTCCTCGGGGTAGCGCTAAGTCCACGGCGCTCAACATGTTTACCGCATGGATCATTGGGCGCCACACGACGGCTAGGTTACCCCTACAGATTATTTACGTTTCGTACAACATCGCGACCGCTATACCTAAGAGTCGCATTATCCGTCAAATCATCGATTCGTCGGAATTCCGCAAGGTGTTCCCACGGGTACGGCTGCGGGCGGGTATGCAGTCTGATATCGGCTGGTCTATCGACTTCGATTTTGCGGGCATTCCCCGCGTGGGCGATGAGGAATTCACCCTACGTGCTGCGGGTCTGCGAGGTTCGATTACGTCGAAACGTGCGCACCTCGTGATCGTGGATGACCCTATTAAATCGAGTGCGGATATTCGAAATCCCGCCATTAGGGACGAGATGAACAATAACTGGTCCTCGGTTATCGCGCCGATTATCTTCGAAGGTGGTCGATCTATCTGTCTGGGTACTCGATTCCATCCGCTGGACATCCATAAGACGATGTTCGTGCCGGAAAAGGGCTGGAAGCAAGTAACGCAAGAAGCTATTACGTACGACTCTCACGGCAATCCGGTCAGCTATTGGCCAGAGCAGTGGTCGACAGAGTATTTGCTTCAACAGAAAGAGCTGGATCCGGTTGCGTTCGCGTTCCAGTACCAGCAGCAACCTGTTATGACATCCGATCTGGTTGTGTCGCCAGATCTCCTTATTAAGGGTGAAGTCGTTACCGAGTTCGATACGCTCGCCGTGGGCATCGACTTATCGGCCAGTAAGAACGAAACGAGCGACTACACCGCGTTTGTTTTAGGCGGACGCTTAAAGGACAAGTACTACATCATCGATTCACACCAGTGCCGCTCGATTGGCAACCTGGAGAAGATCGATATGTTGTGCGATATGTTGCTGGAGTGGGGGATTCTGACGCAGCACGATAATCAGTTTCTGCCGACGTATTCGACTGTGACCCTCGTGGTGGAATCTGTTGCGTACCAAGCATCGCTAGCGGCGGATCTTCGACGGGTCTTGGTGAATGAGCGCGAACTTGGGAACCTCCATATCCACGAGGTCAAGGGTTTTCGGGGAGATAAGGTTGCTCGTTTTAGAGGGACGCTGGGTCTGCTGGAAAACAAGAAGATTATCTTTAATAAGTACAGGAAGTTTGACGCATTATTTGAGCAGCTGATCAACGTTGGCTCTACAGCGCACGACGATTTGTTAGACGCATACACTTGGCTTATTCAGTTCCTACAGCGACGCGGGGAGTTTACTATCGAATATTGAGAAGAGTATTTCTGCCACTGTGGCGGTACTAGAGTGCAAAAGGTCTCTCGGCTCGTCCGAGCTTTATCATGTCTAAAAAGATTTGGGTTGCCATAACCGCGCATGATCCGCTGCGACGGATTGATCCTCTTATTAATGTCTTAACCGAATATTCTCGATTTTTTCACGAAGTCTCTGTTAATATTTATGTTAACTACGAAGCTCAAGAGGACGTTTCCACGCTGGAATCGATCTTTGAGCAGTTCGATACGTTAGAAATAAACGTAAAAGTCGCGTCTCCGGAGTACAAAAATTGGTATCTAACTTGGGCACATAAGCACGATTTGATGACGGCGGTTCTTAACCGCGCCGCAGATTTTTATATTTACCAGGAAAATGATATCTATATAACGAGCGAAAACTTTAATTATTACCGTAAGTGGAAACCCGTCTTAAGTAAGTATGGATTAGAGCCAGGTTTTGGGCTTTATGAGGAGTATGACAATAAACGCGTTTTAATCGGTAATTACAATCAATGGTCTCTAACGAGGGAAACCCCGAACGTTTGGCATCACTATGGGTTTAAAGTTCCCAAAATTCTTGTGGTGGATCATGAGATTGATTTCTTTGTCCAACTCGGAAGTCCTTATTACTGCGGGATGATCCTGGATCAAGTGAATGCTGAGATCTATATTCGATCAGACAGCTGCCATCCAGAACGAAGCTATCCGAAAACGGGAATTCGTAACTGGCCTATTGCAGATAGAAGCTCAATGGGACTCGCTTTTGAGCGACTCCCTAGTGGTTATGAACATCGGCGTTGTGTTCCTGTCCATAGGAAAAACGGAGTTTATGAGATTCTTCCTTATGGTTTGATTAAACATGATGACAATAAATACTCCAAGAATTTAAAGAAACAACATGGAAATCTTTTAGACTTAAAGGAGATGCTTATCCTTTAATCCGTCATGGCCACACGTGGTGCTGAATATGTGCACGTGTGTTATATTCTGTCCGGAAAAAACTGTTGTCAGACTCTTCATCGATCTGACGCGTATCGACTGAGGAATTTCTTAGTACAGCATGGCGGAACAATCTACTGGTTTAACCCTGGGTGAGCCTGATCCCATTCGACCTAATTATTACGAAAAGAATGGTTTACAGTGCTATGATGCGCAGTTAGCTTCCGTAGGCAAATCAAAATTTCAAGGTTATCTAGAGTGTTGTATCTATAAGTATTTGTGGCGGTGGGAAGACAAAAATGGAAAGCAAGATCTCGAAAAAGCTGCCGAATATCTGAGTAAACTAATAGAAACCCTCGATTGATATGGACGTTAGAGCGTTTGGTTCCGTTTACGCGCAAACTGGCGCACTTCCCTACACCAGTGGGTATTTTATTAACCCTGCAAGTGGCACTAAAAATTTCCCTGCTTGCCGGGCGATCTATATCCCAGCTAAACCGAACAAGGATGCTGGAACCGTTGTCGGGGAATTAGCAGATATGAGAGGGCAAGTAATTGTCGTCGAAAATATCGCAGGGGATCAGATTTACCCGGTCTCTATGACAATGGTTAGTGGCTCGTCCACCGTCGCAGGCATTATTGCTCTCTACTGATGTCTGAAATCGCTAAAAAAAGAGACCCTGAGAAGTGGGCACGGGCAAAAGCTAAAGCCCGCGCAAAACTCGGTGGCCATAGTGCCCGAGCGATGCAGCTCGCAACTAAGTACTATAAAGATATGGGAGGAACTTACGCGGGTAAGAAATCCTCCTCTAACCGTCTCTCACGTTGGGGCAAGGAAGACTGGCAAACGCGTGAAGAGTACGAAAAAAACAAGGACTAAAACCCATGAATGCTGAAGATCTTGTCTCCGGGTTAACGGGGTACCTTTCATCCAAATCTGGCTTCGGGTCTTATTTACCTGAGTACAAAGATATTTATAGTGATTTAGGTAAGTCCCGTCAGTACGACATTCTGACGGCTCTCGCTGACCCTATGAAGAGCAACCTTCTGCGTCAGGCTGCGATCTTACGCGGTATTACTCCCGAAGAGATTACCATTGGCTGACCTCGCTCGCGAAAAAGGACGTACTGAAAGGTATCTACCACGTCAAGCGTGGGCGTCCTTATCCCCTGAAGAACGGAAAGCGACTGATGACGCTAAGAAAGAGGCAACTAAAGGGGACAAACCTGTAAATACTCGCGTTCCTAATACGGAAAAAGCTCAACGTGCTCGCCGTAAGGCTTCTGAATACCTAAAAAGGAGCAAAAATAATGGCTAGTTTTGATCCTTCGTCTAGTCTTGCTCGCTCTTTAGCTCGTCGTTTTAACACGGAAGAGGGGGAAGCACTCTCGGAAACGGAAAAGGATCAATCTGGGATTGGAAAAATCTCAGATTTCTCCCGGATGGATGAAAGCACATTCCGTGGAGTGGTCCCACCTACGCTCAACACTGCTTCTGAGCCCTCATTTACTCCTTATGATGTAGAGAGCACAAAAGAAGATCTATTGAAGGAAGCTCGTGCTCGCAAAACAGCTACGGAAACCCCTCTGATTATTCGTGCAGGAGGGGGTAGAAACCCTGCAGTAAAGGCTTAGTATGCTGACAGCCTTTTTATCACCACATGCTTTTTGACTGCTTTTTATACTTTGATGAAAAAGAGCTTCTAGAGCTTCGAATCAACATTTTAAAAGATATTGTAGATGGTTTTATTATTACAGATGGTAACAGAACGTTTAAAGGTGATCCTAAACCCTTTACGTGCGTTGAAACGCTGAAGGAATTAGGGATTTCCGACGAGAATATCCAGGTTCTCCACGTAGAACTTCCTTCTAAGGAGGAGATCGCGAATCCTTGGGCTCGTGAATATGCTCAGCGAGATGCTCTTGGCGTCGGGATGCGCATGTGTCCCCCAGATTCCGTCTTTTTCTTTAGTGATGTAGACGAAATCCCTCGTCCGGAGTCTCTTCTGCAGGCCGTGGACCTCGCAAAAGCGGATCCCAAGCGTTGCGTTCGCTTGTCGATGCCCATGTTCTATGGGCGAGGTGATCTACGTGTTCGTGATCCGAAAGGAGATGGTACAAAAGCCCCAGATAACTGGACTTGTGGCACCATCGTGCTTCATGAGCATCTAGAAATGACTCCTTCCCAGATTCGAATGAACCCCAACGATCTTGTCGTTGGTGATTGCGACGCTGGTTGGCATTTTTCTTGGATGGGCGACTCTGAGCGTATGAAGCGTAAGGTAACTTCCTTCTCCCACTGCTTTGACGACGTTCCTAATGCCGTAGCACCTTGCGATAGTGCAGATATGCTTCAGCATTTAGATAACTACAAGGCACAAGCCGGTGGAACTGACCCATTGGGGCGGACTGATCACATTTTGGAGCCCTATCCGCATGAACTTTTACCGCCGGAACTGTTTAAACTGGATAGAGTAAGGAACTACCTGTTGCCTGCTTAAAATTCGTCGTTTTTCCAGCTATATCTTTTTTGATTTGCTGGAAATTCGCGTTAAGTGATTGCCCAGCAGGATTTTTTTACCAGACAACGGGGAAACGGCCACATGGCGGACAATCTGAGCCTTCGACAGCGGTTCACCGAGATTCTTGAAGCCTCGCGGACTCAGGATCGAAGCAGGCAGTCCGCCACGATGGTGGTTTTAAGTCATCTTCAGCAAATGACGCTGTTGATGATTAAGAAAGGCTTATTTTT